AAAACTGTAGAGCCTCCTGGTATTGGGTGCCAAGTTTCATATTGTTGTGCTAATACTTCACTATGTTCTTCTGCCTGTGTATGCCAAATATAAGTTCTATCTTTTGGTAAACCTTTAAATACACTAGGGTGACACTGTGATGCTATAAAATATTTACAATCTTTTACTACTGGTTGAACAAATCTAGCATTAAATTCACGTGCATCTACCATAACCATTGCTGATGGTGTTAAGTCATTATCAATACACCATTTATAAGCACCATTAATTGTTATAAGTTTAACACCATTTGCTCTTAATTGCTTTATTTTTTCAAGCTGTCCTTCTAAAGAAGGTCCTCCTCCTACTATCATAACTTCTAAATCGTTTGTAGGATGAGGTTGAACCTGTAAAAATCCTTGTTTAATGTTATGTGTTACATTTTCTCTTAATATATCTAAGTCTGTATTTAGTTGTCCAAGATTAACTACATCTTTTCCATCTGCCCATGAACTAACATAAAACAAACATGCTCCATCAATATCTTTTGACCAATGGATAATACATTTTCTATCTCTAAACTTCTTTAACCACCACTTATAAGGAAAAACACTTAAGTGTAATTTATGTCCTACTTTTTCACCTAACACATCATCTACAGTAGAAATAGAAAAAAATACATGTTGTGCTGCATCTAAACAATTATCTAATACTTTATCTACATGATGTGGTCTAATATGCTCCATCACATCGGTACAATAACCATAAGCTGCTTTAACAGGTAATGGCTCTGATAAATCTGCTTCTATAAATCTAAGTAAATGCTTTTGTGTTTCTAACATTGGGACTATATCTGCATCTAAACAGTTAGGTGCGAAGTCTACCAATGTTACATCCATTCCTCCAAAAAACGCAAGATTTAATCCTCCACGTCCTGTGCCACAACCTAAATCTATAACACTTGATCCTGCTTTAGGTTTGGCTTGCTCTAAAAATATGTGAGCTATTTCTTCACCAGGAGAAACGTGTCTATATTCCGGCATTTCCCATACTTCTTTATATAAATCTTTTTCTAAAGGTCTTTTACTTGTTACTTTTACTGCTGGGGCTTTTCCAACCACTCCCTCTATTAAACCTACCATTTTATTCCTTTCTATTCAAATCGAATAAGTGCTGTTGTTGTTGTATTTTCAGGTAGTGTAACGGTTAAAGTTTGAGAAGTAATAGTTTTTATCTCTCCAAAATCCAATACACATATACTATAATTACTAGAGCTACTATCATATATTAAAGCACCTCTAACTGAAAATGTACCTGTCCAAGTAGTTGGAGAATCAAATGTGATATATACAACGTCAGCATCATCATCTTGTGTTACTGTTGCTCCTGTTAAAGTATTTCCTCCAGCTACATATCCTGTTCCTACTACTTCATTAGTTGTAGTATAAGCAGAAGTTGATGCATCTAAAGTAGCATCATTAGTATATAAAGCTATTTTAAAAGTATCAGTATCAAAATCTATATCGCCAGCTAATGATTTAGCAATAAATGTGTTTGTTAATCCTTGTATTATCGCTGCCATTATGCAGGACCTCTACTACCTTTAACAGGTATTCTAGATTGTCCACTTCTATAAGCATCGCGAGTATTTTTGCCCTCAGCAAGACCTAATAGTTCTACCATAGCTTCTTGATAACGCCCATTCACAATATTCATTTTTTCTGCGTCTGACATTAAAAACGTATTTGCTTCCAGTAATGAACCATACAGTAAAGCGGTAGGGTAATTATCGCCCAACCAAGACTGACCACTGACAGCAGTAGTAATAGAAGTAGGATAATAAAAATAATGAAGCTCAGCGCCATACCCTGCATCAGGTGTAGGACCAAGGATAAATGTTGTATCGTCGAAGACAGCATAATATTGTGGTTTTCCGTAGTGAGCTGGATCAGTATCAGGAAATGATTGCCTAATAAAGTTAACGTCTTTATTTATAAGGTAAGTATATTCGTTAGTTGTATTATCAATAGCCGCTAAACTATAAGTAGCTAGCCAATCATCTGGTACATTTAAGTATTTGTTACCTAAACTAATTGTACCCGTATCATTTCTTCTAAGATCAGGTAGATTAACAGAGTTAAATATTCTGTTTTCAGCTTGAGTAATAAACGTATTTACATCAACTGTTGAATACGAGTTTTCTGTATAAGACTCTATTTGAGCCACTAATTCTGCGTAAGTCATTGTTTATCCTTAAGCTAATGGACCGCGAGCTTTAGTACCTTTAGTAGCTGCACCATTACCACGAGTTACTACACCAGATGTTTTAACATTTTTTTCTGGATAACCAGCAACGTGAGGTACAGGTACGTCTTGAGGTTGTGTATATATGCCTTTAAATTTAGGCTTTCTTTCTTGATTTTCTTTAGACATTTTTTTCTCCTAAGTTATTGTTATTGTAACAGTTCCTACGGCTCCTGAACTTACTAATTTATTAGGTGTAAATTCATTAGCTGGGGGTCTAGCTCCACCTACAGGTTCCCATCCCCATTGTATATCTCTTGACCCAGTTCTGTTATTGTCATTAAAACTTTGGTCAGGTCTTGGATTTCTTACAGCTTGTGGATCATCTACAGGATACATTCCTTGTAAATTCTGTGGCTGGTCAGGGTTCCAACATTCTGGACACGCTAGTATATTTGTTTTTGTTTCTCTTACAAATAAACTTTTTAATTGCTTTAGTTTAAACTGAAATCCACAGACATCACAATCTGCAATAGCGTTCTTATTAGTAGTATATTTATTACTCATTATTTATGTTTAGCCTTAGTTCTGCCACGTACTGCAATACCATCTACTTTGCATTTTTTAACCATTCCACCTTTTTTCATACCTAATGTTTTATTTAGGTATTTTTGAAACTCTTTTTCTTCTCTACGTGTTTTTTTATCTTCTTTATTCAACAACCTTTTTGTGTTTTTTTGAAACTCTTCTTCTTCTCTACGTGTTTTTTTATCTATGTCTTTTAGAAGTTTTTTAACCCCCCCACCTTTTTTCATACCTGGAATTTTAAATTTAGGTCTTTTTGCAACCGCCTGTCCCGCTTCCCCCATATATGGATATTTAGTTACTTTAATACCATCTTTATCAATATAAGTTTTACCTCTTGATCTTTGGTGATCGCGCACAGCTTTTCTTTCTGCTCTAGTAAGGTCTTCTGGATTTTTTCTTAATTTATCCACTATTTTTTTTGTTAGTGGCTTTAATACTTTTTTTGTTAGTGGCTTTAATGCCTTTAATGCTGCAACCATTTTATTTCCCCTTTAAATATTGTCTGTCTTTAATTACCATACCACCTTCTTTAAACTCGTAAGTAAGAGTCCCTCCATAACCAGTCACAGCGCCGTCATCTCCCCAGGGTCCTTTAGCTGCCCATCCTTGTACATAAGGTTCTAAAGTTACTCTTTCTGAAATAGGAAGTCGTGCTGTTGCACGTCCGCCAGCTCCTATGGTGCCTTTTCTTCGACTACCGCCGCCTTCAATTCTTAACGACGACTTTCTTTTTTTCTTTTTATCAGACATATGAGGTTCTTGGTGAAATAGTTAATGTAGCTTTTTCTCGATCTTCAGTAGAAGCGAGTAGCCACTGCTCTTCATATTCTTGTTTTAACATTGGTATTCTTGGTGCTGCTTCTGGTATCTTTATAGATAAATAGTAAGCAAGCCCAGCTACCATACAAGGTAAAAATCTAAACGGTATGTGCTGTGTATTTACTCCAGTGCCTGCATCATCTATTCTTTTTAAATACCAATACACAAATGTATAACTTGCGTCATTAGGAATAGGCCACATAGTCACTGTTGGAATTTCTGCTTGTCGATCAAGATAAATTTGTATCGGTCTGCCCGTGTCATTCTTACTTGGGATAGAGGCATAAGTAGGATTTGACACCCTAGTGATAGCTATGTCAGACTGAGTCGTTCCCGTCCCAGTTCTTATGACTTGGCTCATGAGGTCGATGGTAGTCGCGGGCAAATTATAAGTAGCTGTCCCGGCAACTAATGCAATAGACCCTTGTTCTACTGTCCATAAGTTAATTCCACGGTTAGCCCATTCAATAGTTAATAAGTTTAAGCTACGAGTAGCTGTTCTTAAATCATATCCTGTTCTTA